TGAAAAGAAATTGGAGTGGAGGACATATAGGCAACAGCTAAGAGATTTAATGGCAAATCTCCCCTCTGATTTGGATGATCTCGATGATGTTTCTTGGCCTACAAAACCCTCATAAAAAATAAATCTTGACATTTTTGTTTAGAGTTAGTATAATGGTCTTTAATAAAATAATAATTTTTTCTTAGGTTCTTAGCATGAAACTTTTTTTAATGTTTTTACTCTTTGTATTATCGAGTACCTCATTCGCTCAAGATATAGAAACGGATACCGGTGATACAATAGTAACAGATTCGACTACACGAAGTGATATAAACTCGAGATCGGAGACGACTTTAAAATCGCCTCCACCTTCGGCAATAACGCCTACTATGAATATCTCTAATTCAGATTTATGCACAGTAGGCGTTGCAGGAGCAGTACAGACACAGATATTAGGTATATCCGCGGGTATGACTCACAGAGACTTAAACTGCGAAAAGCTAAAAAATGCCAAAACCTTATATGATATGGGCATGAAAGTAGCTGCAGTATCTGTGATGTGTCAGGACAAGAGAGTTTTTGATGCAATGATGATGGCAGGTACTCCTTGTCCGTATGATGGTTTAATAGGCACTGAAGCGAAAGCTGGGTGGGAGTCACATACGGAAGCACAGCCAATAGAAGAGGAAGAAGAGGATGCAATGGATGATAACACAAAGAATACGATGTGGGGTGTTGGCGGCGTTGCTGGCTTACTCCTCCTTCTCCTTATCTGAGGAAGTTTTTGGATCTACCCATAATGCTGCTTCTGCAGGGTATAATTGGGTTATGCAAAATGTTCTTCCTCAACAAGCAGGATTGACAGTAAATAATATAATTTATAGATATACTGCAGAGAAGAATGCAGAAGATCCTTTTGTTGTTCATGTACAAAATGAGAATGCTTTAGATACCGGTTATATTTTTAGAGAAACAGATGATTGGTCCGGAGTTCCTGGCAATAACATTTATAAAGTAATTCCTGTAGGAGCCATACCCATAGAGTATTGGGGTGATGGTTCTATTGAATGGGAGGGAGAAGGCAATGTTGTAGATCCTTCTGTAGTTTATACTTATTGGTATAATACATGTTTCGATCCTCAAACTGACCCGGAGTGTCCTGGATATGAACCTCCTTATACCTTAGTATTACCTGTAATAGAATTTAACGACCCTCTTCAAGATCAGTATGTTTTAGAAGAACTAGAAAGAAAAGCAAAAATTGAAGAAGAGGAAGAATACGAAAGAAAGCAAAGACTCGCAAAAACAAAAAAGAAACTTGAAAACCTTCTTGGAGGGATAAATATACAAGCAATGTCAGAACTTGCGCTTTCTCAAGAAGCCGCTTTACTTGCAATGAATTATATCCCACCCGCATATTTAACCTCTTTAAGAGGAGGAACTTATGATGAGGTATTAGTGTTAATAGATAATAAATTACCTGTTAATAAAAAAGCAAGAAGAGTAGGGCTGGCTCAACAACTTCTGCATGAAGAAATGGTAGAAGCCCAGTATACGAAATAAACAGAGTGCGTGAGCACAAATAAGGAGACTTTATGATTAAATTAGTATCTTTAACAGCTTTGCTAACTATAGCAAGCTTTAATATAAGTGCCAGCACAAATGTTCCCATAAGTGGAGTTGTAGAATCTAAATGTGTAATTACAACAGATACTACAGGAGTCTATGGCAACCCTACCCCTAATATTTTAAGTACGGCAGCGGCTGATGGAGGAGTGGAGCCAGTAATTCGTTACGATATTATTAGTGCAGATCATTACAAAGCTGTAGTATCTTATCCCAATGATTTTTCTGAAAGCCCTGTATTAGATGATGTTGTTAATTGGGACGGGGATGTTTCTGTCGGCGAAGTTTCTGTTGCAGGAATGTCAATTTTTGAGACCAATAAAGTCGAATATAATAATACCGTAGAGTTTGAATTAACCATAGCGGGTAGTGTTTGGTTTGATGTTGAATCAGAAGCGGATTATGGGTACGATAAATCTTTACCAGCAGGAAATTATTCAACCCTAGTAGAAGCGGAGTGTGTAGCTCTTTAAATGCGTTTTTTAATTGCAGTACTATTATTGAGTTTGATGAGCCCTTTAAAAGCTCATCAGTTTACTCCTACCTATCCTGAACTAACTCCCTCGTATATAGCAGGGCTTTATAAAGCAGAGATGGAGTTACTTAATATTAGAAATGATGTGTCATATTATAAAATTGGGGTATTTGATAAAGATTGGAAGTCTGTACCTTTTGCAATAATAGAGGGCAGTAAAGTTTTAAAAATAGAGTATTTAGACAGGAAGAATATAGATGTTTATATCCGTGCGTACGATAGAACAAAAGCTCATTATATTTGCTCCAAATCAAAAATATTAAAAAGTGTAAAGGATCCAACAATAATATCGTCTAGAATTTGTTCAAAAATAAAGTGAGATATAGTGAAGTTTTTAATTTTAATACTCGTATTAACGAGTTCGTTGGCTTGGGGTGATTCAAGTTCTTTAAATTTGAATATTCCTACCTCGCCTCGAAGCTATGCTTCGGATAAAATACGTGCAGGTACTTTAGACTGTCAAAACGCTATTGGTTCTGCAACAAATGTTGAGTTTGGTGTAGTTGGTTTCATTAACAATGGTTATAGTAATCCGTACAGTAATAATGTGTCTACAGATTTTGCATTACCTCAAGAGCAAGTAAGAGATGTAGGCGTATATGCAAGAATAAATATACCTATAGGAGCCCCGAAAGAAAGAATTAACTGTAATACATTGTATCTATTAGAGTTAGAGAAAAAGAGGTTAGAAGTAGCTAAGCTTAAGCAAGAAGTAATTAATTTACGAAATCTGCAATTTGCAGGAGAGGACGACAGTTAAGGAATATAGAATGGAAGCAGAAGCAGCAAATAGAGAAGTATCTAGTAAATTCAAGTACGTTACTGATAAAATAAAATATGGATTCTTTGAGACTTGGTCAGTTATAGATATATCTAAACCAGTTTGGGAAGGAGATTGCGAGGATTATTCTCTAACTGTTTTATGGCTCATGTCTGATAAAAAGAAAAAGACCTTTCTTTTTAATATATTATTTCACCCAGACTATAGAATGCACTTTGTAAGATATAAAGCTACTAAAGAAGGACACGCTGTATTATCTTACAAAGATAAATTTTGTGACAATATTCAACAAAAGTGGTTTACTAAAAAAGATGAAGAATATACTAGGTATGACTGGAAGTGGCCCATTTTTGGTTTTATAGTATGTATTAATCTAGTCTTAGGTAAAATTATTAAAAGGGTGGTAAAACCGGGCGGATAAAATCATGGCAGAGTTTGAATTTGCAGGAATGACTTTTCGTGGAGGTAAAGCAATGATATTAGTTACAGCTTTATCTACTCTGGGTGGGGCATCCTGGGCCGTCTTTGAATTTTACAAGGATTACATGGATATGAAAGAAATTGTTCAAAATATCGATGTAGGGGCAATAGAAGCCCGAAATGATGTAATAGAAACTAAATTAGACGAAGCTATTGAATATACTCGCGATATCAAATCAGGATTACGAGATGATATCATTTCCATAGAGAAACAGGCAGATCGTGTAGAAGACACGGTACGAGAAGTAGAGTCTGAAGTTAGAGATATGATTGATAAGGCTAGTACACGTTTTGAGAGTAAAAGAGATAGTCTACAATCAGACTATGATCAAAACCTTACTAGGTTACGTGAAAACAGTAATAGAGAGATGAAAGACTTAGAAGACCGTTTAGAGAGTAAAATACAAAGAGCTTTGGATAATCCTTTATCGGATTAAATTTGATATAACCTTAAGGAGGAGTAGAGCGCATCGCGCCAGTGGGAGACAAACATGATAGCTGAGATATCGGCCTGTATTGCAGCAGTTCAAGGTATTAACTCTGCTATTAACACTCTCAAAGAGGCAAGGTCAAACGCAGGAGACCTCTCAGGAGTTATAGGAAAA